AATGATGTTTGATTATCTCTACCACCATTCATACCGAGATATTTTGAGTTTGCGTCATCAACTTTTGTCCAATGTGGATTTGATTGATTACCTTTTTGCTCAATATTAATATCAGGATTGCAACCCTCTCTATTTTTGAGTTCATCACGATACATGGCATAAGCAAAATCATTTTGCCTACTGTTTTCACTACCATTGATATTACCATTTAATTTAAAATCAAAATGACGTTCAATGTATTTGTCTTTCATTATTGGCTTGTCATGTTCATCTCTATCTTCTTCCTGACCTTGATAACCAAAATGAAAGCAACTATCTTTTGCAATAGTATCAACATTCTCAAACTTGTTCTGTAAATGATAAGCCATTTTTATATCCTCAGGGGTATAATGACGACCTACTATTTCTTTTGCTAAGTTCCATGTTTGATCTTGCAAAGGTTTTATATTCTCACGACATTGCAAGAATTTTTCTCGTTCTTGCGTGTTCTCACTTTCAAGATGTACTCGCAAACGATTTGCGATCTTATTTCTATACTCTTGATTTAATCTTACTCTACTCATTTTTATCCTTTCTGTTATTTAATTAAAATACACTATTGACAAGCTATCGTCAAGTAATATATAAGATATTCTATGATAATTTATGGAAACACAATTAAAGATATAATTAAGATGTACCCCAAATGGGTTTGGGCGGGAAATATTTTCGCCATTGCTCTCGGACTATGGGTGATATTTTGGCTATAGTAGATAGTATATTTTTAATCCCAATTTTGGGATTTTGCTTTTTACTATTTTTAATTATTAACGACGTTTGGTTTTAAGCTTCCAAGCTTGAGCCCAGATCCTATTCGGTGGTAACTGTATACCGCGGTCCCGCTTAGGATCTGGGGTCAAGCTTATGCGACTAATTTTGCCCATAATTGATTGGGCTATGATTAGCCAGAACTTGGCCCAAAAAAATTTCCTTCAAAAAAAATAAAAAAGATGAGTAAGGCTTCAAGCGCGCGCGCACGCAAATCCAGTCAGGCTTCAAGCAGGTGGGCCCGCCCGGAGGGTGGGCCCGCCCAGTATATATTAGCCGCCATCCCCAACCACCGGCCAAGTATATAGGATTTTCCGAGATAAGTAAAGTAACAAAATGTTACAGAATGTTACTGAAAATAATAGTTGACAGATCCGGGGACCTGGGATATAGTGGGATTATGAAATTATCAAACTTCTTAGACAAATACCACAGCCGCAAGGATAAAATACTAATCCTGGAAAAAATGCTAAAAATTGCAACTCAAAATAAAAAGCAAGCTATTAGCCTGAAGGCCGCGCGGTCTGTAATATTTAATCATAAAGATATAAGAAAAATTTAAAGGAAAATTATGTATTTTATACTAGAGGATGTGCACGAGAGCTTCTACACAGAAGCCATGGCAAACGACGAGTTCCCAAGCCTACAAGCGGCAGAAAAAAAGCTACAAGCTTTAAAAGAATTAGGGCCGAATAGAAAATTTTTTATAGTCACAAGGGTCCAAGCTTGACAGTCTACAAGCTCTGGGATATTCTAAGATTATGAATAAGAAAGAAGCCAAAGAAATCACCGGAGGCCTGAGCGCTCCCGGTAAAATGCCGGAGGGTTCTTATAACCTGCCGGCCCGAGCGTGCCAGACTGGCGCGAAGCTCAGGGAGATCCCTGGCACCCCGTGCTGGGGCTGCTATGCTTTTAAAGGTCGATACAATTTTCCAAATGTTAAGGACGCCTTGAGCAGGCGCCTGGAATCTCTTCAGGATCCGCAATGGGTCCAGGCCATGGCTGTATTGATCAAAGGCAAGAAGCATTTCAGATGGCACGACTCAGGAGACCTGCAAGGGCCCGAGCACCTTAAAAAAATTTTTGAAGTCTGCAAGCTTACGCCGGAGACAGCTCACTGGCTACCGACTCAAGAGCGCAAATTTTTGCCATTATCTGGCAGTACTATTCCAAAAAATTTAATAATAAGATTAAGCAACGCGAAAAATGATACAAAGCCTGGAAGAGCCTGGGACCATTGGTCCACCGTGGTGACTAAGCCCAGAGCTGGTCACGTGTGCCCGGCGCCGGAGCAGGGCAATCAATGCGGCAGCTGCCGCGCGTGCTGGTCTAAAGATGTTAAAGAAGTTCAATATAAAATTCACTAAAATGAGAATGAGTCTAAGTCGCAAGTCTACAAGCCCTCAAGCAACCGGACGCAGGAATACAATCCACAAGCCAAGGGTTCAAGCTTTCGCAAGTCTCCGAGCTCCCGGACTCGGGAACCAGGGTACAAGCGTACAAGCTGGTCCAGGGCACAAGCTACCAGGACAAAAGTGTTCTTTTTATGCTTAAGGTGGAAAGATATTTGATGCGGGGAGAACCGCACAAAGTTAGACTTTTTTAGACTAGTTACCTTTAATTCAACAGTGAAAAAGTTCCCACGAGAAGAGTACCCCAAAAGATCAGGAGTGCCGAATAAAGCCCAATTTTCCAGCCTTGTCCACGTAATTCTTTTAGACTCATTCTTTAATTTTCTCCAAAGTTCTCGCTCTGTCATAGGTGGTCTAACCAGTCTAATACAGTTCTATAATTTACCGATGATTTTGCCAATATTATGGATAGGTTTCTGACATCTAAAAACCAATCTATGAGTTTCGCTGTCGCCCAAGATTCGGTTCTCAAGTAAGACAATATCCGACATATCGTACATTTCACCGTTTGGTAATTCCACTTGGACTCTCGCGTTTTGAGCAGCTTCAGACTTCATAAACTTCTTCATTGCGTAATTTAGAATCTTTCCTGTAATCGCCATTCTGTTGCGCTTATAAAATAAGTATTATATATTGTCAAATAATATGGATACGAAACACACTCCAGGACCCAATAAACAACTGACACCTCAGCAATTAAAATTTGCAACTCTCTTAGTCTATGGAGTTGAAGGTAATCCAATTACAAAAAGTGAAGCAGCTAGACTTGCTGGCTTTTCAGATACTGCCAATGGGGCAGCCGTATACGCAACACGTTTAACTGATCCTAATAGATATCCTCTTGTCTGTGCTCACATCAGCAATCTCAGAGATGAAGTAAGGCATAAATATGGCATAAGTGTTGAAAGTCATTTAGAAGAACTTGGAAAGATTAGGGACATGGGTAAAAAAGACAGTAGGAATCTAGCAGCTGCAGCTACAACTGAAATAGCTAGAGGCAAAGTTGGTGGCTACTACATTGATCAAAAACTTGTGAGACATGGGAAAATTATTGACGATATGAATCTCGCTCAACTCTGGGATCGCATGAGAACAATCGAAGAGAGGAACGAGAGAATGGCAAAAGCCAAAGAATTCTTAGATAAATCTAGTGCGGGATTAAGGACAAAAAGTAAATTGAAGCAACAAAAAAAATTATCATTGCCACAACATAAATCTGATCCGGATTCCACATCCTAACTATCTTTTCTTTTTCTTTTTAGCTTTAGCTTTTTTCTTTTTCTTCTTAACTTTTTTCTTTTTCTTAGGCATATATTTCTCCTTCATCTGGTTATACTTTTCTTCACTAATCCAGTCAAGGTCTCCCCATGCACCATCAAACATCTAACTTCTCCATCTTGGTTATACATTTAATTGGAAATACATTTCTATCAGAATAAGCTTCGTCTTTCTGATCGTAACTAGCAAACGTCCATAGAAATTTTTTAGTTCTCTTATAGATATATCCATACGACACCATCTTAGAGCATTCAAACTTATCAAACTCCTCGGCTGTGGCGTGGCCACCATCCGATGTGATGTCTAACCACGAGATCTTGTAGAAGTAATATCTCTTCTTGTTGATCTTGACGTGCTTATATTTAGATTTCTTCCTGAACATACTGTTGTATACCTCTCCCTTTATAAAATGGAAAATAAAAATAATGAATCATGTGCGCGCGTCCCTTAAGTTGTTGGTATTGCTAGCTTTTTGAATAATTGTATCTTTTGTAACCAATTGTATCCTCCTCAAAGATACAATTTTGAGCGAATAAGTGTTGGTATACAACAAGAATAACTTTTGTACCAATTGTAACCACTTTTAAAATAAAATAAAAAAAAT